ATAAACAGCCATTATTTTATGATGCTAATATACCTCTAGCTATTTATATTATTTGTATAGGCTAGTTATTTTGAAGAAATTCCTTAAGTAAAGTCTTTATTTCATCAATATCTTTCTTCATTTCATCTAGTTCTTCTTTTTGAGATTTTTGTTTTTCTATTTTTCGCAATCTTTGATTATACCCGACAGTATCATAATTTAAAATTGCCCCAGTATCCTCATCTCGATAAAGATGAGGATGATCTTTAACTTTAGATAAGTTCTTCATTTCAGTGCTATAGTTCTAAGGTCTCTGATGATAGGATAATTTGCTTGATCTGTTGATGACATGACAATTTTGATCCTATATCCACTGAAATCCTCCAAACCATTTGCAGTAAATTCATATTCCAGATATTGATTTTTTTCACTTGCTGGAACTCTAACATCGGGTCTTCCGTCATTTAATGCGGAATTAACAACTTTTAAAGTACCATCAGAGGTTGACTCAAGATTATTAAATCCTGGGAAGAGTTCAAATTCTTGCTCAATTCCAACAGAATCTTCTCTAATCAAACTATAGAGAACTCTAATATCTGCTGGGTCTGGTCTATATGCCGTTAATAGGACTTTAAGAGATGATGCTGGTTGTGCAAGATTTATTATATTTGAGACATAAATTGCGTCATGTGAATCGTTATCAATTGAATTAGTAGAAGAATCTGTAGCATAATTTGTTACAGGTCTATTGATAGCATCTGAGATAAATTCTACAACAGAATCATTCAATAATATCATTGGTGACAGATTTTCATTGGTTGTATTTAATGTTACTGTAGAATTAAATGACCTATTTCCAGATACATTATCAAATGCTGATTGATTTAATTCATTTGCTCTAGAACAAACAATACGTACAGAATTTAAGTCATTTTCTTGATTTGGAATTACTGGTTCTACGGCATTTTGGAGAATGAAGGAAGTTTCACTTCCACTAATACTTGTTCCTGTTGTAGTTCTAATATTAGAAGTTACTGAAGTTTCTTTTCCTGGAGATATTATATTAAATCTAGGATTAATTCTATTAAACATAATATTCTCAGATGCCTTGATTTCGGCACCACCACCAATTAATTCAGTGGCAAAAGATACTTGTGGATATAAACCACCATTCGTTGATCTATTAATTCCTATCGATTTTCCTTCAATAGTTGATGTCGCACCTCTATCAATTTCAACATAATATCCGTTGTTTTCAATATCAGTATCTGAAATATCATAAACCACATTATTAATTCTTCTCAATGAAATACCATTGAATTCATATTTCATTATCTGATCACCGATCTCATGAGTTTCTACAACTCCTTCAACTCCTCTGGTATTAATAGTCAACTGAGTTGTAGTTGCGGTGCTGTATCCAATAATTTCATCTCCAATTTTGACATAACCGAGGTTAGATGCACTGACAGGTTGACCTTCAAATGTTTGGAAAATATCAGAAGACTCAATTTGAATTGTTCCAGAACCACCAGTCGTAGCAGGAAGTTGTGAAGTCAATTTTGATGGTGCTAAATCAGAGGCAACATCATACAACTCCAACTTATTATTATTAGCATACATTCCATGATTGAAATGATCAACATGTAAATAATTTCCGGAGAAAATACCACCGTCTTCAGTTGAAGTTAAGACATCAGTATTGGCAAGAGAAACTTTGGTGGTATCAGTGCTATAATAAACTAAATCCCCAGTTGGAATTGAACCTTGAACATTCGTTAGATATAAAGTATCAGGATTACCACTAGCAGTAACTGTGATAACTGCATCCCTACCAGTTTGATTTGATCCATTTGTAAGAGAAACAATATCACCACTTACATATCCAGATCCTGCTTGAACAACTGATATTCCAGTAATACTTCCACTAGAATTAACACTACTAACATTGACCGTTAGTCCATTACCACTACCAGTAATATTAGTTGTGCTTCTCTCACCAGTATTGTAATTCAAACCAGCATTAGTTGCTGTAACACCAGAAGAACTACTTCCAGTAGAAACAATAGTACCAAAACTGTTTCCTGCACCTGCAATTCTTCTACCAGCAGTCAAAATACCAACTAAAGAACTGGCAGAACTAATGGTAGTGATACCAAGAGTTACATTTTTTGGTAATGCTGTAAGTGAATTTTCTTCAAGTGTTGGAACATATCCATTACTAGAATCGAGCGGAGGATTTCCAAAATGTACAATACCAGTATCTGCAGTGAATTTTGCTTTGTATAATTTGAATTTAAGATCCTGTTCTTGAGCAGGAGTCCATGTTGAACCATTTTGTGACTTGAATAAACTTCCAATTGCAAATTGTACGGAATATTTTATTGCTTGAGAATTTGGAAGATCTTTAGTCTCAATGGTTCTTTCTCCCATCTTTGCGGTCCAAACTTCATATTGATCCGAATTCGGAGCAAGTAAAACTAACGCATATTCTTGACCAGGAGGGAGATAAATTGGTTGATCAAATGTTACTCTTGTTGGAGTTTGTGCATTTGCTGAGGTGTTTACCTTACTTGGTAATAAAGTTTTTCCTTCACCAATTCTATTTAAAGTTGGTATTCCAAGTTCAACTGATCTTATCTCAACTTTAACAGGTTCATTACCATCTGGTTTTGATGCGAAGAATAAATCTACTTCTGTTAAAAATACTCCATTATCATCATCGTTGTCACCACTAAAATCAGGTGCCTCAATATCTCTACCAACAGTAAAGGTTTGTGCCAGAGGATCCGCTCTACGAGTAATTGTTCTTGTTGCGGATGTAGTTATCCTTGTGGTTATAGTAGTTATTCTCTGTAATTCACGGAATGTACCTCTCGCAGTATAAGTTGCATCACCTGCAGAAATTAAACTGCTACCTGGTAGTGGAGTTTTATTCGTTTTACTACTACTCAATCTAAATGTTTTCTTTCCTGTAAGAATTCTTGGATTTGGTGCCGGATTTACGTGTGGATTTTTAATAAAGAATGATCCAAATAATGTGCCATTAGCATCAGAGATAAGTCTTAAATCCTTCACATAAGCAATTGCACCACTAGTTTGTCCAACAATTTTTGCACCTTTCTCAACATATCCACTAAAACTGCCTTGTGCTTCTGATGAAAGAGCATTTAAGTCGATATTTACTGTTTTGGATGATTGACTATATCCAGAAGGTATGGACTCCGATATTACGTATGGATTTGTGGTATAAGTACTTGATGGAGAATTAAAGTTTCCTTCTTTATGATTTGATGCTGCCAGTCTAAATGTTCCTATTCTATTTCCATCCTTATAAACTCTTATTGTTTCTCCTTTTTGGAAAGCACCATTAGAGGAACCGTAATTATCTAGAGTATTAGAGTTTGCGATTTCAATCAGTTTTGGAATAAAATCTAAGTTACTGTGATTATCTAAGAATTGATAGTGTCTTGCAAGAGGTCTGAATAATGTTCCAAAGAAAGAAACGTTTCTGGAACGAATATATTTTTCAGATCCCGAAGAAACAAGAACCGTATTGACATTGGAACTCGTGCTTCTACTTGTGTTTGTCTCTATTCGATCTCCCCGTGAAGCACCGAATCGGGTCCTTGTTCTTGTTACACCCAGATCTCGTCTTATCGTTCTTCTAACTGTGCGAGGTGCAAGTCTTATTGTCCTTGTCCAATTATCTCTATCTGGATTTAATTTAATTATTCCATTATACTCTATAACATGGAATGGGTTTACATTTTCAACTCTAGTAGCAAAACTTTGATTTAACCAATCAACCGAGTCATATTTTAATGTGACCGCATTGCCTGTTTTTTGTACATTTGAATCTAATAAATCATAATTTTCCTCAGAATCAAACAGACTTAATGGTTGCTCTACAGCTGGAACTAATTTTTGTTGTAAAGTATTTCTAAATGCGATTGGTCTCAGTTCTTCACCAATAATATCGGCAGTTGTTAAATTATCATCAGACAAAGATCTATCATTAAAATCATCTACAAATATTCCACTCTTAAATCTATTATTTCCATCAGAATCCTCAACTCTTAAAGATTCTGTGCTGATTTCTAATAAACTTAAAGATGTAACTCTTTCTAAATTTTCAACTCTATCTTCAAGATTACCAATATCCCTCATGGTATATCTTCTGTTGTCTATCATGCTTATTTCAGCATCATCAACATTATACAAATATGCAGGAAGATTAATTTGTCCCAACTGCATTAAATCAGTATCTTCATTTTCTGGTGGAACTGGTTCTTCGGAGGAAATACCTTTTCTAATAATAACACTTCCAAACTTATCAAGATATACTCTATCAATTCTAGGAAGATAGAAATCATATCCAATTATTGATCCCTCTCCAGGTTTTAGTACGAATTTTGGTTCGGTTCCAAAATTTCTTGATGCGAAATCAAATGGAGATGATGTTGTTACAGTAAAATTTTGAACCCTTGGTCTAAAATCTAATGTATCAGAAGATCTAACTTCTCTTGGTCCAATTGTAGGAATGTCCTGAGAAAATCTATCTGCATCATAACTAAGGACAGTAAATACATCTCCAGAATCAGATGCTGGAATTGTGTAATGATCATATACAATTAATAATCTCTTTTCTGGAACTTGAGTTCCAACTCTGGATAATCTGGAGAAATCATAATATTCATTTTTTTGTCCTTTATCGAGTACAAAATTATTTGTAATATTTTTGTACTTACCTAAAGTTATTGCTTCTACTTCAGAAACTATTCCAGATTCTTTAAAGGTTACATTTTCTCCTACAGAAAATGTTTGATCATTTAAATAAACAATACCGATATTATTCGAAGGAATTGCTGGTGTTGCTGATGAAGATGAATTTTGGACAATTCTTGCCAAAGCTCCACTATCAGAACCAATAATATCTTCACCAATAATCGCATTCGTATTTATTTGAGATATTGATGAGAATTGAATTCTATCTAAAATAGGATCGGCAGTGTTTGTTGACTCATATACTGAGAGAACTTTAGCAACATCTGGAACATTCAAAGAAATTTGATCATCTTGAACTCTCAGTCCATAATATTGATTATAAGTCAATCCATCATTAATTGAATTACTAGTTGCCGCACCAGACTGAGCAAGTGTAGAAAGATCTACAATTCTTACAGCACTTCTAGTGTATTCTTTAATTTTACTTTGAATTCCATTCTTTTTGAGAGTAACGTTTACAACAACATTACTTGATTGACTTGGTACTAATCCATCAATAGTTACAGTATTCCCATTTAAACTGAAAGTATCAGATGTTATTGTTCCAATTCCTCCACCACTATAGTGTACAGAATATCTTTCTTGATCAAATGCTGCATATGATGCACTAGTGATACCAGTGGGTAAACCAAATGTCAATACCCCATTTCCATCTGTTGACTCTCCAGTAATTTGACGAGTTATCGATAGTTGTGAACTAGAAAGATTTACTGAAGAGATATTAGAATCCGGAAGACTTGCAAACAGAGAAGCATTTTCATTATTTCTTAATTCTGGAACTGCCAGTTCAATGATGTAAGTTCCATTTGGTTTAGCATTACTATAAACACCAGATACACTACTACCAGGGGAGTCGATTGTTATTGATGTCAGATTTCCATCTACTGCGGTAACTCTATTATAATTAGGAATACTATTTCCGGATGTTCCATACCTAATAATATCACCTACTTTGATGCCAGTAAAAAGATTACCTGCACTGGTAAACACGTTGGAATTTAAATTTGCTTCAGTAATTCCTGCAATTTTCTTTTTACTTAAAACGGAATCTGCTGTAAAATCAGTTCCACTAATTAATCCGGTTTGAGAGACTGATTTAATATCTCTAATACCATAAACTATAAAACTCTTTAATGCTAATGAAGCATCAACACCATTAATTGTAATCTGTTCATCAGCAACAAAAGTACCTGATGTTTGATATACATTTATTACAGCACTATTACCAGCACCTGCCGCAACGGCAAAACCACTTGCTCCACTACTCTTTCCTTTTATAAAAGATGTTGCAGGAAGTTCAGAGGCAGATACATTCCTATTAAATGTTAATTCAGTATATGTCTGAATATCATAAAGATATAGATCCCATTGAGTTGCTGCACCAGAATAAGCAGCATCTGTCAAATTACATGTATATACTCTTGCTTTTCCTATTGTAGAACCACTATCTCCCTTTAACCTAGATTTTAATTCAATTTCTGCCTTTTCTTCTGCTGCACCAGCAACATTATTAACTCTCAGAAGATGTCCCATTTCGAAAGGAACATTGATAGATGATACGTTTTGAGTATCTCTTGGTTTTTCTACATCAATTGTTGCTGTTCCATCTACCTCAACATCATATCCAGCAACATATGCTTTTCCAGGTGATACCTGAACACACATTAAATCATCGGTTGGAATATTTCCTTCTTCTGTTGTTTCATTTTCTAAGAAAAGACCATCATTATCAATTCTGTCATTCAGTGATTCTAGAACATCTAAAGTAAATTCATCAACAGTATAATGTCCAGACTCATCAAAAGTTCTCTCTGCAATATAATCTCTGATTATATTATATGCCGTTTTATCAACTACTTTTTTTATTTTTCCATCATCAACCCTAAGAATCTCTATAAAATCAGTATCATTAAAATCTGTTAATGATTTTTTAGTCAGAGATAATGAGACTTTAAATCTATCTGCGCCTGGAGCAGCAAAATTTGTAAATCCTTTTGCATTATCAAACAAAGATTCATCATCTTTTGAATTAACTATTGATTCGGTTACTTTTAATCCAACTCTATACGAGGGAGTATTTGTATAATAATCTAATATAAGAGTTTCTTTACTAACATCAACAAAAAATCCTCTGACAAAAAATACACCATTATCAATAGATGCTGCAGATCCTGTTGCTGTCGCATCTAAAGAAATCAATGATGCAAATGAAGTTCCGGAAGGAATGGTTATACTACCATATGTTACATTTTCGTTTGCAATTAATGGCTCACCATCTTGAAATACTGTTGTCTCAGAGTCGTTTCCTGCTTGTGTATACTTTACATATATTGTTATATTATCTACTAAATCACTTTCATTAGTAAAAACTACTTCCTTAACTGAAGCAGTAACACCGGATAATTGTCCAGTTATTGTTTTTCCAATAAAATTTTTAATATAAAGGGAGATATCAACTCCCAAATTGGTTGCGTTTAATTTGACAGCAGAATACTGATTATCAAATGTTACGGATCCAGGAATAACCATGGATCCTTCTTTGAAAATATTACTTCCGAAAGATTCTACTTGGTTTTGTAATATGGATTGAAGAGTGGTTAGTTCTCTAGCTTGAACTGGAAATCCTGGTTTAAATAAAACCTTGTAAAAATTTTTATCTATATCAAAGTCGTCATAATATGGACTGATATTTAAGTCGGTTTTTTGTGCCATCTTTTTTTAGAATTCCAGAATGATTTTAACGTCTTCTTTTTGTCTAGAGTCTCTTTGAACTTCGGGTCGATTATCGATGTAGATTATATCCCCTGTCTTTTTATTTATCTCAGGATTTGCGAGTCCATTTGAGAAAGTAACTCCCAAATTAATTTGTTTAGAGTTAACAGTTATAACACTACCGTTCAAACCAGTATCAATTCCTGCTGATCCTCCAGATGATGAAAAACTAATGTTATTAGTAGAATTAAATGTGGTGATACCTGCTGTATCTAAACTTTGTGTTTGATCAGTTTCATTACCAAAACATAAAGATCTATCTTGATAATATTTTAAAACTTTAGTTTCCTCATCAAAAGAAGCAACATAACCTCTCGCTTCAACATTACTGCCTTGATTTTGAGTAATTTTTTCTCCAATAGTCACAGTTCTGGAGGTAGTTAATCCAACAGCAAAAAGTGATGAAAATGTATTTCCGGTAAACGTCACACCTGTTCCTGCAAATTGTTCAGGATTTTTTATAATACCAACCTGAGCAAATTTTGTATCTATAGGAAAATCTTTTGTCGAATTATCAAATCTAGCATACAACAATACTCGATCAGTCCCCAACTCTTTGTAAACATTATATCCATGTCCTTTAGATGGGGGAATAATTGGGATTAATTTTGACCCAGCTCCAGAATTTGTACTTAAATCAATAATTCCATAAGTATATCCCTTTCCACCTTGAGTTACCTGAACACTAGTTATGACTCCACCAGTTGTTGTTATAGTAACTTCACCACCACTACCATCACCTAATATAGATGCAGTTCCGTCACTATATCCTGTACCACCGTTTTCAATATATACTGTCTTTATCTGATTATCATTAAGATCTGAATTGCCACCATTCCTAATAATTACAATATCAGAATCTGTCGTGGTTGTCCAGTTATTTGGAACAACAATAAACTCTGTAGAGTCAAATTTTATAACATCTGATGGGGAAACTTTGAAAAGATACTTCCACTTATATCCATCGGCAAGAAGAACAGGTTCCGCATCAGTATGTGTAGGTTCAACAGT